AATTAAAGTAACTCTCCCATAATGTCATCAACCATAATCAAAAATTGTTCGCGTCTTGCTCTTAATCGTTCAATCTTATCCATCATGTCGATTCGATATGATCTGTAAACTAGCAGTTGCTTGCCTTCTGGGAAATCTGAACAGTAGCTTATAAAATCAACCCAATCGCGGCCAGTGCAGTCCAAATGCCCGGCAAGCTGCCATGTATAAGAAGGATCAAATGACTGGCGCTTAAGCGTTGCATAATGAACTGGCGCAATGACTGATTTAATCTCGATAACTCCGTCGTCATTTACAAGGCCGTCTGGCGAGTCTCCGTATAAGCCGCAATCAAAAAAACCGCCATTTGTAACAGTCAAGAAGTTTTCATCTTCATACATTGCGCGCGCTATCGGTTCTTGTTCGTGACCGCGTTCCGTGTGATCGTTCGTAAATCCCACTTCAGATTTAACTCCGCGTATCCGTTCGATTGCTATTAGCAAGGCGTACCGCTTGGCCGGATCTCCAAAAGCTTTCCCGTCATTCGCCATAATCGTGCCAAAGTTTGACGCAGTGGCTTTACCGCATCGCAACTGCTGCCACTCCTCAGTTCCTTGCCGTACGTCATGCCACTTCATTTTTACACTCTTCAATAATTTTCTCTTGATGTTCTTTGGTTATATCAAACCTTGCTAAAACGGCCTTTAAATTTCCATCGCGTACAAATGCTGCCTTAGCGTTATCCCATAAACCTTTCATTTCTGGAGTCAGGAATTTCTTTTCTTTTTGTTCTTGTTTGGTAGTCGCAACAGTATGAGTATGCGCATCAGCATCATTATCGCCTTCCGTTGGTATACAAAAAGTTTGGAATGCCGCGTATTTGTAAGCTGCTGACATTGCTTTATTAGTTGCTTTGTCTCCGCTATCCATTGCTTCACCGAAAGTTCTAACTGTGTGGCTAGAGCTATCGTGACTACTTACAAAGTCAAACTCTGCCTCAACAACAACATAAAATAAAGCATTTCCTTTTGCAGAAAGGCGTTCCGTTATTTCTCGATTAAGTATTCTAGGCATGATCACCAAGCCATGCTTCGACATAATCGGAGATATCGCGTTATAAACATCATCAATGCCCCTGAATTTATAACTTTGTCCTGGTTGCGTGTTTGTCCGATCTTTGCTTATACCTTCCTTGCAAAGTTCTGCTGATACGTCAGCGATTAACTGATAAACAGTTTTCATATACTCTCGATCTCCGTGTAAATTTTTTCCATGTGTTCTAAAATTAACTCAATGCGCGCTTTCTTTTTCTCGTCTTCCTCGTCCTTCAGCTCTAGCTCGCAAGCCTCTTTTATGGCGCTTATCGTGTTAACCGGCCCATAGTTATCTATAAGCAATCTGATCTGTGATACATGTTTATCGTATAAATCAAATTTCATATCGACACCCTGGAATACCGCCAAGCTTGTCTAATAGAATGGCCTTTGCGGATAAAATAAAAGAAATTATCCATTCTCTGCATGAATGATAGTTCTCTGTTCATTATCATTTTGGTTTCCTTAAGTTTGCCAATTCTCGAGTCAAATCCATGCTTGATCGTTTTGCCGATGATCGCAACATTGTTTGGCTAGTCCATTTATTTGTTTCTAAATAAACTTTTAATGTGTTTGCTTTTTTAAGAAAATCTTCGGCTTGCGCAATGCAAGTGTTTATTCTTTCTACTTCTCGCAACTCCCATGATTTCATTTCTTTCATTTGTTATTCCCTCCACCACACAACGCAATGCTCTTATTCCAACTCATGCATTCTTGATAATCGCTCTCGCTGGTGTATGCAATCGCTGCGAATATAACTGCTATTAGTAGTATTGTTGATTGGCGTATGACGTTTACAGGTTCAGGCGCTTTGTAGTATTTGTAGTCGTTCATTTTTCACTCCCTATTAAACGTTATGTATCTTCTTTGCTTCGTCAAAACCTACCCAAAAACCGTTTTTATCTAATCCTCTTGAAGCCAGAGCCTTCCTAGCTAACAAATTAAGATCCAATTCTCCACGGGCGACAGCAGATAAAACTTTTGTTGATGCTAGTTGAATAAAGCTTAAATCATCTTCTATTAAATTTTTATCGTTCATTTTATTACTCCGTGCAAAATTGTTTAATAAATTGCTCTTTTTGAGCATCCCTTGCAGAAGCCCCTGCCGCATCCCTTGCCGCATCCCTTGCCGCAGCCAATTCCGCAGCCCATGCCGCAGCCCCTGCCGCATCCCATGCCGAAGCCCCTGCCGCATCCCATGCCGAAGCCCTTGCCGCAGCCAATGCCGCAGCCAATGCCGCATCCCCTGCCGCAGACAATGCCGCATCCCTTGCCGCAGCCCTTGCCGCAGCCCATGCCGCGGCCCATGCCGAAGCCACTGCCGCAGACAATTCTTCTGCTGTAGCTTGTTTATTCGCGTATCTTTCCGATACATCATTTGTTGTTTTCGATACTCCTGATTCATCAAGATGCTCAACTTGCCTAGCGCACCAAACAGCAAACAATCTTATTTCTTTATCGTATCCATCAACACATCGCAAACACCAAAGCGCATCATCTAATCCATTTGATTCTAGTATGGTTTTAAATGTTAATTCTTCATCGTCTGATTTAGTTTTGTTTAAATGTTTTAATAGCTTTGACCACCCTGATTCACGTGGATTTTTATCTCTAATTTCATTTAGTGTTGTTGTTAGCATCATTTTTATTATCTCCGTTTTTTTGTGCGTATTGATCGAGCCGTGTCTAACGATAAATTAAACTTTTCTATAGCTTGATTATCAGGAAAATCTATAACTGATCGCGCTGTCCATCCGCCGCCAATATCTGCCGCTATTTTGCGCGCCAATTTTCTTGCTGGGAAATTACATGGTTTCATTTTTCGCTTCTTATTGATTGTTGATATGTGTAATTTAGCACGATAAAAACCATTTATCAATAGCCATGTGCTAATAAATTACAAATAATTTGAAGTATATTTTTTAGCGCAAAAATTGTAATATCATTTAACGTATGCTAGTATTGCGAATTATTAATAACAACTAAAATATTGCAGTGAAAACAATCGACGAATTAAGAGCGGAAAAGCTGAACAAGCTGCTTGGCAAAAGCAGCGTTGCGGACCTTGCTAGAAAGTTGGAGAAAAACTATGGCCAGGTATGGCAATGGCTTAATCGGTGGCCTAGACCAAAAACTGGCCAGCCTAGTGCGATAAGCTCAGAAAGCGCTAGGTATATTGAAGCGAAATTTAATAAGCCTTCGGGCTGGATGGACAATTAAAAGTTTCTACTCTCATTATCTCCTAAAGTAATGAGCACCGCATTGCCCAGCGTACAAAAGATCGTGCGTAGTCGGATGGGCAAATAAACCTACTATGTAGCTCAGTTGGTAGAGCCCTTGGGTCGCTGGTTCAAGTCCAGCCATAGTAGATCAATTTCCATTTGCCGCTGAGTTGATTATATCCTCGGCGGCTTTTTTTATGCGCGCATAATTAGTTTCATGTTATAATGTTGGCTCAATGTGGCTGTGACGGCCAATAAAAGAGTTCATGAAAAACAATCTTTCAGAAACCACATGCAATAAAGACCCTGTCGGCAGTCAATGCCAGCTCTTTGGGAACGTCACCTTTTGAGCGTGTGGTTCCTAAAGGAAAAATAAATATGTTAAGTGTAGAAGAAATTAAACTCCGCTTGAAAGATTCAAATCTAACCGCTGTGGCTAAAAGCAGCGGTGTTAATTACCACACTTTGTACAAATTCATGAAAGGTGAAGGAGATCCAAGGCACTCGACAGTAGCTCTGCTATCTACTTATTTGATGAGTTTGGAGGGTAAAGAAAATGGAAACTAAACAAAAATACATAATAATCCAGTGTTCTGGATGCTCTGAAATTGAGAATGAGGTAAACAATCATATCGAATCTGGTTATATTCCAATAGGTGGAATTTGTTTGATTGATATTAGAAGCTCTTATCTTTATGCTCAAGCAATGATTCTAAGTGAGTTAAAGAATGGATAATCTATATTTAATGCTAATTAAATCCGGCATAGCATTAACCGCTATCCTGATAGTTTTTACACTGACTAAAATAGTTAAGTTTCACTTCGGATGATTATTTTGTAGTATAATACAAGTTCAATATTGCGGACTGATAAACCGTGATAATAATTAGGTGTCACAAATGTATTTAGTCTTAAACCAAATCCGTAAAAGAATCGCTCATATCCTAATTATTGAGGCGTTTCCGCTTGACTTATCATCAAGCACGGATCTGAATTAGGATTGAATATGCAAACAAATATACAAAAAACACACACAAATTATATTATAGTATTTAGTGATAACACTATAAAAATTGGAACCACAAGAAGGGGCATAGCAAGAATTAATGAGGTTGTAAAAAACAAAATAAAAGGCACTAATACAACTAAATTCCTTCATTTTTTATTTGAAGATATAGAAAAAGATGAAGCTTTTAGAGTTGAAAGAGATGAGTGTTATCGTCTTAAAATAAGATCTGCTCCACATAGCAGGGAATGGTTTATTTCTAATAATAAT